CTTTCGTGAAAAGCATGTGGTCGAACAGGCTCACGAGCGGTTTCAGCAGGAATCGGGCACCACGTCCCTTATCTTCTCCGCCGTCTCCGTTATAGATGTAAGCCACTTTGAGGGCAAAGTAGAACAAACGGGTTATATTCTTGCCCTGGGCACGGATGCCTTGTTCGATATTCTTTTTGAAATTTTTGGCCAGTGCCGGGACGCTCAGGATCAAGTAGGGCTTGAACTCTTTGATGTTGACCGGAATGTTCTTTAATGTTTCCAGTCCTGTCCGTCCGACTTGTACTGTTGCTACGGATGCTCCTTTCGACATGAAGATATAGAAACCGACCACATGCGCGAAACAATGGTCGAGTGGGAGGATTATTAATGTGCGCCATGTATCGTCTATATCCACGCAAGTGAGCGCTTGCTCCACGTTCGCCGTATAGTTACGGTGCGTCAGGATGACACCTTTCGGGTCGGCCGTCGTGCCTGAGGTATAGGTAATCGTCGCATAGTCGTTATTCTGTAAGGATTGTCCGACAGCAAGGAAGTCTTCCAGAGAATGAGATGCCAGATATTCTTTCCCCATCCGGAATACTTCGGACCAGGATATTTCTTTTTCTTTATATTCCGGCAGTTCGTCTATCACAATTATTTTTTCGACTAAAGGCAATTTATCCATGATAGCCCGTATCTTTTTGAGCTGGTTGCCGGAAATCAGGATATATTTCACATCGGCATGCACAAGACGGAACAGCAGGTCGTTCGCTTCTTCGAGCTTGATGGAAAGCGGGACGTTGGTCGCGCCGGCATAGAACATGGCCAGTTCGCCGATGATCCAAGCATTACGGCCTTCCGAAAGGAGCGCCATATTGTCGCCCTTCTTCACTCCGAGAGCTATCAGTCCGGCACCGGCAGCGTAGACTTGTTGCTGAACTTCCTTGTAAGTGGTCGGTTCGAAGGCATCCCTGGTTTTTTCCCACAGGAAAGGATTATCGGGATATTGTTTTACCGAATTTTCGAAAAGGTCTATAATTGTCTTCTTCATATTATTTATTTTTGTATTTGTACTTTCCCGATTTCATCCAGGTAATTACAAGCCACCTCTACCATTGGTACATTCTTGATCACGATACTGCGTTTTCCGTTCTGTTCGCGAAGCGTGCATTCGCGTGGATGCTTTTGGATGAAGCCGAGCAGCTTGTCGAAGGCCTCGCTTTCGTAGTAAGGACTTTCGGGATTAGTGACGAGAAAAATGCTCATCTGTCCTTTTTTCAGAATGACTTTTTCCATACCTAACATCTTTGCCATACGGCGAAGGCGAACGACACGGATCAGTTCTTTCCCTTCTTTCGGCACTTTCCCAAAACGGTCTTTCAGACGTTCGGTAAAAGCAAGTATATCACGCTCTTCCTCCATCTTGTCCAGTTCACGATAGAGGGAGACACGTTCGGAGTCATTCGGGATGTAGGCCGGAGGGAACATCAGTTCCAAATCGCTTTCGATATAGGTTTCACGGACATATTCGCTACCGGTGTCGGGGCGATTTTCGGTAGCGTTGGAATACAAGTCGGCAAATTCTTCCGCTTTCAGTTCGTCAACGGCTTCTTCCAGGATTTTCTGGTACGTTTCGTAGCCCAAGTCGGCGATGAAACCGCTTTGTTCGGCACCTAACATATTACCGGCACCCCGGATGTCAAGGTCCTGCATGGCGATATGGATGCCGCTTCCCAACTCTGAAAAATTCTCGATCGCCTGCAGACGACGGCGTGCTTCCTGCGTAAGACTTGACAAGGGTGGAGAGAGGAGATAACAGAAGGCTTTCCGGTTACTTCGTCCGACACGACCGCGTAGTTGATGCAGATCGGACAATCCGAACTGTTGTGCATTATTGATGATGATCGTATTTGCATTCGGTACGTCGATGCCACTCTCCACAATGCTCGTGGCGATCAGTACATCGTATTCGTAATTGACGAAATCCAGAATGATCTTTTCCAGCTTCTCCGGTTCCATCTGCCCGTGACCGACAGCGATACGGGCATCCGGCACCTCACGTTTGACAAGTGCTTCCATTTCATAAATATTTTGGATGCGATTGTTGATGAAAAAAACCTGTCCGTTACGGCTCATCTCGAAATTGATGGCTTCTCGGATGATGTCCGGGTTAAAACGTTCTACCTCTGTTTGAACCGGATAGCGGTTGGGTGGGGGAGTCGTGATGCTCGACAAGTCACGGGCTCCCATCAACGAGAATTGCAGGGTACGAGGAATCGGAGTGGCGGTCATGGTGAGCGTGTCGACGTTGGCTTTCAGCTGGCGTAGCTTCTCTTTGACGGATACGCCGAATTTCTGTTCCTCGTCGATAATCAGCAGACCGAGATCTTTGAATGTGACATCTTTTCCGACGATTCGATGGGTGCCGATGATAATGTTGATATTTCCTTCTTTCAAGTCTTTCAAAGTTTCTCTTATCTCTTTCGCCGTACGTGCCCGGCTGATATATTCGATTCGGCAGGGAAAATCTTTCAACCGTTCGGAAAATGTTTGATAGTGCTGGAATGCTAATACTGTAGTCGGGACCAGCACGGCAACTTGCTTGTTGTCCGAAACGGCTTTGAAAGCGGCACGAATGGCTACCTCCGTTTTCCCGAAGCCTACATCTCCGCAAATCAGTCGGTCCATCGGACGGTCGTTCTCCATATCGGCTTTGACATCGGCTGTTGCTTTCATCTGGTCAGGGGTATCTTCGTAGATAAAGCTGGCTTCCAGTTCGTGCTGCATGAAACTGTCTGGGCTGTAAGCGAAACCTTTTTCCTGTTTTCGTTTGGAGTAGAGGAGAATCAAATCGCGGGCGATATCTTTTACTTTTGACTTGGTGCGTTCTTTCATCTTCTCCCAGGCTCCTGTTCCGAGTTTACTTAGCTTGGGCGGTTCCCCACTGTCCTTGCCTTTATACTTGGATAGCTTATGGAGAGAGTGAATGCTGACGAATATAATGTCGTTGTTCTGGTAGATCAGTCTGATGGCTTCCTGCATTTTTCCGTTTACTTCCGTACGGACTAGCCCGCCGAATTGTCCGACACCATGATCGATATGTACGATATAATCGCCGGTCGTGAATTGGTTCAACTCCTTCAACGACAGAGAGAGTTTTCCACTTCTTGCTTTATCGCTTTTCAAGTTGAATTTATGAAAGCGGTCGAACAACTGGTGATCCGTGAAAAGGCAGACACGCAAGGTCTCGTCGGCAAAACCTTCATGGATGGTCTTGTTGACGGAGGTAAAAGGTATGTCGTCTCCCCGATCCTCAAAAATGGCCCTGATACGGGTTGCTTGCTTTTCTACATCGCTCAGTATATATAATGTATAGCCGTCTTCTAAATATTTATGGAAAGACTCGCTTACCAAATCGAAATTTTTATGATAGATCGGTTGTGCTTCCATTGAGAAAGTCAGGGTGGCATCGGCTATTCCCGTAGGCCGCGTACCAAAATGGAGCCGGCAGAAACCAAGTGCCGCATGTAGAAAATCCTCTCCGGTAATTAATTTGGCCCGCAGTTGCTCGATGTTGGCAAACGATTCTTCGTCCCCGGTGATTGGTTCTTCATTCCAGATACTGCCGATACGTTCTTTTACCCATGCCATGTCTTTGCTAGCGAGCAGTGTCTCGGATGGCAATGAATCTAGTAAGGATGAGTTGGTCCGGTTTCCTTTTGTCATTTCGGGCACGATATAGATGCTGTCCAGTTTTTCTTTGGATAGTTGTGTTTCCACATCGAACGAACGGATCGTCTCTACCTCGTTTCCAAAGAAGTCGATACGATAGGGAAATTCATACGAGAACGAGAACACATCTAAGATACTGCCGCGCATCGCATACTGCCCTGGTTCATAAACATAATCTACCTGCTCGAAGCCGTATTCGTCCAGTACGTCAGAAACAAACATATTGTCCAACCTTTCGCCGACACTGATCTTCAGCGTGTTTTCTTTCAAGACCTCCCGTGAAATTACTTTCTCCGCCAATGCTTCCGGATAGGTGACAATGATGAAGGGAGCAGTCGGATCCTGCAGCGTGCTGAGAACTTCTGTCCGCAGGATTTCGTTGGCTGGATCCACATGTCCGTACTTGATAGCACGTCGGTAAGCAGAAGGAAAGAAATAGATTCCGTCACCTCCTGTGAGTTGCACCAGATCGTGATAAAAGTAGCCGGCATCCTCTAGGTCATTCAACACACACACATAACTTCCTCTTCTTTTTGAAAAAAGAGAAGCTATTGTCATTGCGGCCCCTGAACCGTTCAGTCCTTTCAGAAATATATTACGGGACGTTTTGTTTTTTAACAGGGTATTTAATGCCGCCACTTGCGGATGGGCGGCATATTGTTTTAGTAAATCTTGTACCTCCAACGGATGAATTGAAAATTGATAATTATATATGCGCAAAATTACGGAAAATGTTACAATAATCTTCCTAAAACCAATGAAAATATCTACCTTCGCGCTTGGGTTGTCAATTGAAATGAGCAGGATCTTCTCATTTTCAATTCTCAATTCTCATTTTTCAATTAAACAGTGGATTATGTCAGACAGTATTGTTAACTGAAGCATATTCTTTGTAATGCTAATCTCCCATAACTGATTATTAAAAAGGTTATTGTGGCTGTTTGAGATATAATGACTTAGGACTATTTGACCAGTTTTTACCTCCTTACATTGCTGGTTTAACATGGAAGTCTTGCCAGAATAAAAGGCTCCGTTTACAAATAGTTTACAGTGATGGCTTATTTCAAAGTTTGTGTCAGGGGGAAAAGAAAAGATAATACATATCCTATTTATATTAGGGTAACCCACCTTCGTCAAGTAGGATATATCAAGACAAATAAGGTATGCAAGGCTAAGTTTGTCCGGAATGGTGATATAACAGACCCTTATATCATTAAAGATGTGTATGTCCAAATAGAAACTTATTTGGATCGTTTGAATCGTGTCAATACGGAAGGATGGAATTTGGAGAGGGTTATGAATTTTCTTAAGAATGACCGGGATTCTATTTCGTTTTCTGACTTTGGCCGAGAGTTTATCTTGAAAATGGAGAATGAAGGCCGGGGAAGAAGTGCGAAAAACTATCTGTTAGCTCTTAAGAGCATGGAGAGTTGCTTCGGTAACCGAAATATATCTTTTTCCGATATAACGTCCTTCTTTCTGAAGGATTGGATTTCTTCTATGAAAAACAGCAGACAGAAAAAGAATGCTTATCCGAATTGCGTGAAAACCATGTTTAGGGCCGGATGCGATAAATATAATGACTACGATACCGGTGAGATGCGCATCAGGCATGATCCGTTTCGTGTGGTAAAGATACCTCCTAAGAATATTGCAGACAAGAAGGCGCTGCCGGTGGATGTTCTCAGACGTTTTTTTGATGTTGATATTACCTCTTTGAAGCCAAGCAAGCGAGGTATGCCACCAAGAGCATATATCGCCAAAGATGTATCATTGTTGGTGTTTTGCCTGGTTGGAATAAATACGGTGGACCTTTACAATTTGGGCAAAGGTTGTTATAAGGATGGAAAACTCTGCTATAATAGAATGAAAACAAAGGGGCGGAGAGCTGATGAAGCCTATATTGAAATAGAGGTTCCGGATTTAGTAAAACCTTTGTTTCTTAAATATCAAGGAAGAGGGGACTGGCTGTTTAATTTCAATGAAATATATGCTTCGGATAAAACTTTTAATGATTGCGTGAATAGAGGAATAAAGGATATTGTGAGGTTGGGTGGTTTGCCTCCTGTTTCTACATATTCATTCCGGCATTCTTGGGCTACAATAGCTCAGGTTGTTTTTGAAGCTGGGTTAGATGTTGTTGGGTTATGTCTAAATCATGCGTCTCCGCTCCGGGTGACGGCTGGTTATGTAAAAACAGACTTTAGTATCATTGATCGTTTAAATATTAAGGTATTGAGGTATGTCTTTGAAGAAAAATAAAAAAAGGCGGAAATAATTTGTAGATTAAGAAAAAGCCTCTATATTTGCGGTTGAAATAGCGAGTTGGATTTTGAACGAAAGTTTGAGATCCAACTTTTTGTGTTTATATACATTATCTTAAACTTTCCTGTAAACATCCGATAAATAACCACTTGCCTGGTGCCTTCCATAAAATCAGGCACAATGACAATATCTGTTTCAAAAAACATGTTGCTTGCGAAATTGCAGCAGCTTTCGCGAATAATTCCGTCGAAATCTACGACTCCGATAGTATGCAACTACCTGTTCGATATAAAAGACGGACGGTTGTTTATTACGGCTGCCAATGACGAAGGCAGGATTACGGTCAATTTGGAATGTATGGCAGAGGAAGATCTTTCAATCTGTGTTCCTCCCTCCATTCTTGATGGGCTGAAAACATTGCCGGAGCAGCCTCTTGATATTTATATCAATCTGGACAATAAATCGATTCTTATCAAATATCATGGGGGTAAATTTGAGGTAGTCGGATATGATTCGAAGCCTTTCCCGCAAAAGAAAAAGACAGAGATCCTGGATGAAATCAAGACTACGGCAGAAGAATTCAATAACGGTATTTCCAAAGTGATCAATTTTGCGGATACAGACGAACTGCGTCCTATCATGAACTCCGTATCTATTGAAACGGTTCCGGGTGAAATTATATTTGTTTCCTCTAACGGCTATGGACTCGGTTTGTTTAAGAGAAAAAACAAACGTTGTACGGAATCCTGTTCGGTTGTTATCAGTCGGCAGATAGCATCTGTGTTAAAAGGGGTAATCCCGTTATCTGAAGAAGAATTGGTAATTAAAGTCGGAAGCGATTGGTCAGAAATCTCTTTCGAGGATTACGAAATTTCTTTTCGAAATGTAGAAGGTCGTTATCCCAATTGGCGGGCTGTTGTTCCGAAATCTAACAATCTTAAACTGAAAGCGGATACCAAATTACTATTGGGAGCCATAAAGCGCACTTCCGTATTTTCAAGTAAAGTATCATGCCTTATAAAATTGAGTGCCCGTTATGATAAGCTTGTTGTATCAGCCCAGGACTTGGATTATTCCACTTCTGCAGAAGAAACCATTCCGGTAGAGTTTGGCGAAAAAGAGTTTGTTATTGGCGTAAAAGCAACTTTGATACAGGATATGCTTTCCGGTATTGATGACGATCGTTCAATACTTTCTTTCGGTACTCCCAGTACCGCTATTCTTATCGCCCCGGAGAAGCAAGCCGAGGGCGAAGAACTTACCTATTTATTAATGCCCATGACAATCCAGTAAGTTATGAAAGAGTTCAAAGATACAATACAGAAATATTTGCAGGAGAGAGCAGTGGAAGATCCCCTGTTTGCTCCGAAGTTTACCAATCCAAATAAGAGTATTGATGAGTGCTGCCGTTACATTATGGGAGAAGCCCGTAAACGGGGAACTTCTGTCGTAATGAGTGATGCAGAAGTCTTTGGGATGGCCGTACATTATTATGACGAAGAGAATATCAAGATAGAAAAAGTTTCTGCCGGTTGCTCTATTTCTTCTAATCAAAAGGTAGAGTTGACGGAGGAGGACAAGAATGCGGCCCGTGAAGCGGCTATCAAAC